CTCGGATCGACCAGGAACACCAAAGGTGATTGTGATCGCGTTGCCGGACGCCGTTGCCGCAGCACGAACGACGTACTGCTGATCAATCCCATCGAACTGCAGGATGTCACCAACCTCAACCGTACCCGTGAGCGAGGTTGCGTCGATCGTGACAGTGTTGTCACCAGCCGTCACAGCGCCCATGACAGCCGCATCAGACGAGCCATCAGTGATCGAACCCGCGGTGTAGGCGGGCGTGTTCTGGTTTGCGAACACGTCAAAGCCAAACTTCATGCCCAGCGAGCCACGCATCTGTGTGTTGATGCCGGCGTCACCAGCGCCCTGCTGCTGACTGAACGCGGTGAGGCCGAGGAACTCACTCTCGACCGCGCCGTCGATCATCATATGCAGGTTGCCGTCAGTAAGAGGCACCTTGTTATCGAAGAGAATCTTGCGAGCTGCCGTGATGTCGGAGACAGTCGCGCCAGTCGAGGCTGCGATCTGGTGACGCCACGGAATGTCGAGTGCGAGGGCGGCGAGCTTTTGATCGACGTCTGACGCCAGCGCTCGGGCTGCGGGTCGGATATGATCCTCAACGATCCGCTCTTGCGTGAACGACAACTCCTTGTCGGTCAGCTCGAACTTAACCTCTCGCCAATGTGACAGTGTAATCGCGACAGTGTCCGTCGTGATGTTCTGTGCAGTCGAGGGGGCATTTTGCGCTGTGAAGGTCGAGGGCCGTCGGATGTTGACAGTCTCGCCACGACGAAACGCGTTGCGCTCCTGCTCGATGCCGCGGTACACGCGATTCGCGAGTCCCATGACCTCCTCGAGCTGAACCAGCGCCTCCTGCGCGTAGAAGATCGGGTTATAAACACCCAAGGTGTTCGTTGCCATCAGCTACCTCAGTCTTGAATCACAACTCGTCCGCCCTGCTTCTCAGCTTGCTCTCGGGCGGCGCGATAAGCAGCCGCATTCTTCGAGTCTCCTGCAGAGAGAACGACGTCACGTGCGGAGTTGCCTCCACTTCCACCGCGGTTCGAGGTAGTCCCTCCACCAGAAGAACCGCTACCGGAGAACGCGACAGCGTAGCGCTGGTCAGTCTTCATGATCTCGACGAACTCATCCACGCTCATCAGCTCAGTCCCTGAGCCCGACTTGCGAGAGAACATCGGACGACCATCGGCATCAATGACTTGCTCTGTAAACTTACCATTTTCTTCTGCCAGCTTCACGCGTGACCGAATCACTGGACTGAGCAAGTCGCCGTTGCCACCATGCTTCGAAAGAGCAGAGCTGATCGAGGAATCGATGCGTGCAGACTCGAGCGCTGACATGAGCTGCGTCTCGCGCTCATTGGCAGCCTGAAGCTTCTCTGCAGCAGACTTCTCGATACTTGCTCTTTGGGCCTCGTACTTGTCGGACAGCGCTTTCTCAGCACTCTCGAGCCGAGCCTTCGCTTCGTCAGTCAACTCCCCGTCATCGAACCGCTTCTTAAACTCAAGCGCCTCACGCGCCGACTCAGCGTCGATGTCCTGAAAAGCAGAGAGTCTAGATTGTGCCTCACGCGCAGCCTTCCTCTCACTTTCGAGTGCTCGTTGGAGCTTACTGACGTTCGCGAGCGTGAGGCCAGACTCGCCCGGGTTCACGTCAAGAGTGTAAGACTCCCCGTCCTCACTCTTCGTGTACTCGGCTTGAAGGACCTCGGGCAAACCCGCGAACTGCTCTGCCGTAACTTGTGCGCTAACTGCCATTCTAAGTTCCTTTCGTTGGCGTCACACCTTGAACCATCACGGTAATCTTAAGACACCCCGTTAGGGAAGTCCCTCGAGTTGTCTCAACTGCTCAAGCGAGAGCGGCCGAAACTTGTCATCTACGAATCTTTCAATCTTCAACCCATCCCTGAACAACTTCGCCCGTGCCGGCCCGAGTATCTCGTTCTGCGCTGTGTTCGTCTGCTCGCGAAGCCACGGACCAAACGTGACTTTATCTGGCACCTCACCGTTCATCGATGCTCTCTGCCCGTCTGTAAGATTCTTAGCTGGAATGCCGAGCTCCTCCCAACTCTTCAAGACAGGCGTCGTTGTGCTGCGGCAATTGAAGTGCATCGGCGGACGAGGCCCTTCGCCAATCGCGAACACTTTGCCGTCGAGTGAAGCACACGTAAGAGATGTACGATCGTCGAGAGTCGCAACGTACTGCACACTCTTGATAATGTCGCCGTTTTCCTCGTACGTCATCTCCCGCGCTTGTGCGGAGACGTGATTCACCGCAGTACGGGCGACGGCTTGTGCCTCCGACCGCGACACGTTGATTGCGCCTCGAACTCGTGAGATGATCTGTGACGTAGACTCTCCGCGCGTCAGCCCAAGGTTGACGGCTCTCATGGTCCTGTCTACAGTAGATCTTTGGTTGGCGTGAACCCATTCGCGGAGGACTTGACCTTCAAACGGCCGACTTGTTACCATTGACCGCAGCAACTGCGCTGACGGCTCGTTGAATGTAAGTCCTATCTGGGCGGGGACTGCCTGTTCCAGTATACTAGCCTGGAAGCTCGCTTCTGTCAACGCCAAGTCACCAAGATTCGACCTAAGCGAACTTAGGAGGTTGATCCCACGAACAGTGTCGTTCAGGCTCTGCCGCATCTGTCGCATTCTCAACACGCGAGAGTCTGTTGGACTCATTCCGCCGTTGATCTTGTTCACACGTGATTCAATGTCAGAAGTGATCGTTGGTACGACATCATTGATGAGACGTGCTACCCTCGTAGCCTCGCCATTGCGAAGACGGACGAGGAACGTGGCGTGACGAATCGAACGATCAAGTAACTTCCGGTTCGTCGTCGTCATCCTCTTCCTCCGATGGAGTTCCCATAAGATCCATCATTTCTTGCTGGATCTTTTCAAACTCTTCCTCGTGATTAACATCGTCAGACAGCAAGCCACGGCGACGCAGTTCGTTAAAGAGAGTCTTATGACTGATCTGCGTGTTGGCCCGAAGCTCGATGAGCTTGTCAATGTCGTCCGACGCACGAATCGGAATCTTGAACTCGTTGAAGATATCGACCGCAAAGTCATTCGGCTCTTCAATCTTCAACCACTCGAACGCGAGTCCAAAGCAAGATTCGAGGAGATGCTCCATCGCGCGAATCCAAGCCTGCACCTGTGAATCAGTGTTATTTTCGTCGACCGCAATGCCAGTGGCTGTTTGTCTTGCACTCCCTTTCTCGAAGGGACGCATACCAAGGGCCTCCATTGCGTCCTCGATCATCTTAAGGTCCTTCACACCCGCGTCAAACGCCTTGCCCGCGTGTTCGACGTAGCCGAGCTTCGCGTTCTCGTTTGTTGAAGCAGTGACAGCCGTCGGCGCGATCTTGATCCCCTTCTCCACCTCCTCGGGCATGAATCCAGAGGCGAAGAGAATACCAATGCGAGCGAAGCGAAGGTAGTTACGATGATCGGCGGTGCTCTGCCAATGAGATAGATTAAGCCAGGCGAGACCTTCGAGAGGTGGCTTCGCCTTCATGTACCCGGTTTTATCAAAATACACCGTCTTGAGCGGGATGCGACTTGAAGGTGCTCCACCGATCATAATGCTACCACGCTCTGCTTCTGTGAACGTCTTCTCGTCACCAGTCCTCTCATACACGACAAACTCACCGGGGGTGAGGACTCGAATGCGCTCGACTTTCTCAGTGCCGAACTCACCGTTCTCTCGTGTGTAATCCTCACGGATACGTACCTGCGTGAGGTACTTTTCTCCTGTGACTTCGTCGACAGTGAAGCGCCAACCAATGAGGTCTCGCGCCTTCACGTGCGTGAAGTACGGTCGGACCGTGCCTCTCATCTCGTCAGCAGCTGTCTGTGAACCACCAGTACGCGGGAAGTCCACGAGCACGTGCGACAAGCCGTGGTTCATGGCGTCCTCGTACACCGCTCGTGAGAAGTCAGTGATTGAAGTGCCGCACATATCGATGTTATACTTGAGCGACTCTACAGCGTCTGGTAGCTCACCCGTTACCGTGACTTCACGCGCGAACGGCTTACTCGCAAGATTGCTCACAGTGTCAGAGTAAGCCTCGAACAAAACTGCACGAGACAAGCGAATGACGTATTGACGTACTTCTTCAAGAGGCTCGCGTGGCAACCACTTCTCACCGAGCTCACGCATGCGCCACGTGCCCTCGAGGAGATCATCGATCAGCTCCCAGCGGATAGCCATGTCGAGCCACTCTTGCGTTGGGGACTCGACAGCGTCTGAACCTACACCACGTACAGTCAGAGCGCTGTAGAACGGAATGACTTGACTCATTGATTATCTTCCAGTCGCCCAATCCGCGTCTCAAGTCGTTCGATCCAACGAATCACTTCTTCGTTGTCTCCAACCTGGCCTTTCACAGTTGTAATCTCCGTCCACATCTCGAGCAATTCTTGTGATTGAATTTTTACCTGAGCTAACGCGTCTTGACTTGTGTATCGGCTAGCTTCAATCGTTGCAAGTCGCTCACCGTGATTGATAACAGTGATGAGTACCCAACTAACGATGCTCGTTACGACGACGAGCAAGAATCCCGTGACAACTTGAAGAATCTCCCATATACGAGCTTCTTTCCAAGCATTCGCGTTATCTTTTACATTACTCAAACGCTACTCCAATCATGAATATTTTCTGTCATTATGAGAAGATCACTGGTCGAGTGCCGCCACCGCCGCCACCGAGGCCCGATCCGGCGGCGTCTACTGCGCCGATGTCGCCTCCATT